ATGCAGTGACATCCATCGCAATGTTATTTGCCCTGCTCGCATCTGTCGTTTCGGCTTGTGCGTTCATCGCTTTATCTCGAATTCTTCGAATTGTCGATTATTTAGGGACGGTTATCGCAAGTGATCACGGCGACCTTGACGACGAAGAAGAACTATACGACGATGATTATGAAGCATTGGAGAAGTAGGCTATTTCATACCGGTTTTGGCCTTTACCCTATCTATAGAATCCTGTATGGCGTCTGAGATGGAATCAAACGTTTTTTTAACCCAATCGGTCATAACCCCAACAGATTCTTTAACTCCGCTTCCAACAGCCCCAAGACTTTCACCAAATGTCTCAAGATGGGTGCTCTCACGTGCTCCCGGTATTGCGGGTGGAATTTCATCTATTCCTACGTTGCATGTTAATGGGACTATGTGCGGGCTATTGGTCTGGTGCATTACTCCATTTTCATCTGTCCAGAAATAGTTTATGGCCGGCGGCGGCTTCCCTTGTTGGGCCGCGTCGTTGCCCCGCTTTACCGCATCCTCCCCCACGTCTGACGGCTTATCAAACGTCATTGTCTTTGGCATCTCCGGGATTTTTCCCGGCCGGGAGATCGCGGGTACCCCCGTGGTGCGCACCACTGGCTTCCGGTACTCAGTCAGCTTGACCGTCACGTCATACACTCCCGCGCACGTCTCCGTGGCGTTCACGTCGGTGACGTAGGCCAGTACTGAGGTCTTGTCGTACCCGTTGGTCATCACGAGGCGCTCGGGTTCGTCCGAGCCCATCATGCTTTTCAGATCGGCTATCAGCTCGTGCGCGGGTGCCCACCCGGCGAGCCGGTAGTCGTTTTTTTCTGTCCACTGGCCCTTGACCGTCCATTCCCGCAGCTTCCTGTCGTCTGGAGTGGGGTACTCCCCGAACCCGAGCCCGTTATGGACGGTCACTGGACGGGCAAGGGCCACGTCAACCTTCTCCGCCCCGTAGAGCGTGAGTGGCCCGAAATATACCTTGTAGCTCATCAGTACACCCCTTCCGCGTAGGCTTCGCCCGCCTCGGTCAAGCCCTCCGCCAGCACTGGGAGGACCTCTCGAATATCCGCCGTTTTCTCGATGGTCTGCCCGTAGATGTTGACCTGCGGAGCCAGCATCGCCGTGGAGAACTGGGCGTAAAATTTCTGGCTGGCGGCGTCCAGCAGGTACCGCATATTCTCCTTTTCGATTTCCACCTCGCCGGTCACCTTGATCGGGTCGGTATTGGTGATGTGCGCGTCGATGTCTGCGGTACCCGCAAGTCCCGCGCCCAGTTGATTCTTGATATCCGCGATACTCTGCTTTGTCTCGGTATCCACGCTCTTGGTGACGGCGGAAATCGCGGCGGCGCTGCCGATAAACGCGGCGAGCGCGGCGGCGGCCTTAACCCATCCACCTGTGAGGATTCCAGTCGTGATACCGAGGATCTGCGTCGTCGTGTTCACGACCTTCATGACGCCGTTGTAGATGATCAGCGCGGTCATAACGCCCACCAGCGTCGGCGCGATCCAGTTTAGGTTTTCGACGACCCACGCAATCCCATTCCCGATCATATCCATGCCGTATACCATAAGCGCAATGAATGGCTGGAACTTCCCGGCCTCCATAGCCTCATTGAGCCGCCGCATAACGCCCGCGAGGTTTTCCATGGTGGGGGTGGCAAAGTCAGCAATAGCAGTTTTCAGGTTGGTTTTGAAAAGATTCGTCTGCGTCGACAGGCTGTAAAAATTTTTGTCTACAACCTCCTGCGTCGCACCGAACTTGTCGAGGAATCCACCGATGTAATCGAACACGCCCTGTATGTCTCCGGCTCCCGTCAACTTGCGGATATAATCGCCGCTGATTCCGGTAATGCCGTACACTCCGCGCGCGGACACGACGTCCCCCGCGAGCAGCTCTTTGAGGGAGAATACCGCCTGCTGCGCGCCCTTGGTCGGGTCCTTCGCGTACAGGCGCTCGATCATCTTGATGAACTGCTCGATCTGGTTGATATCCCGTGTAACCGTGAGGGCGGAGATGACGCCTTTGGCGACATCCTCGCGTCCCAGCGCGGATTTTTCAGCATACCGGCTCACGTACTCGTAAAGCTGCGAACCAATCCGGTCGCTGTGGGTCAACGCTTGAAAGGTTGTCTCCTGAATCCGTTGAAGATCTGCCAGATTGATCGCGGCGAACATGCTTTCCAACGCCTTTTTCCCGAGGTAAGCCGCGGACACCAGTCCGCCGATCTTTGCCGCGAGCCCGCTGACGCCCGTTCCGGCGTTGTCAGCGGAACTCCGGAGGCCGTCCAGCCGCTTCTTGAAGACTTCAGTCGCTTTGTCCGCCAGCTCCTGCTTGCGGGCGAACTCATCCTGTGAATGCAGGATTTTCGTAAGCGCCGCCGTATACCTGTCGTTGAGAGCGAACACCGCCTGCAGAGTCTGCGCCATTTAATCACCCCGGTTTCATTTGGTCTTTCATGTGCTTGGCCGCCACGGCGTCGCTCGCAATGATAAACTGCCGGTCCTTTACCGGCAGGTTCATGAAGTCACGCGGAAGAATGTTGTGATTCTGCAGGGCGAGGTGGGCGTACAGGTAGTACCCGTCCTCGCCCTGCTCGATCAGTTTTTTATCTCTTCCACTCCTTCGGTGAAGGTGACGTCCACGCCTGAAAACTCGGTGTATGCGCCGAGGATCGCCGACAGCTCCGCGCTGGTCGTCATCGCGACTAGCGCGTCGGCGGGCGACAGGATTGGGCGCCCTGCCTTCTTGGAGAGCTTGTCCTGGAAATCCGCGTTGTGGAGGTCGGGCACGACGAGCGCTTCGGCCGCGTAGGCGATCAGGGCGTCGGCGCCGTCCAGCTTCTTGTCTCCCTGCATCCGGCGGAGGATTTCCCGGTCCTCCTCCGCGCTGAGCAGGCGCATCTCGAATTCGTCGGGGTATGGGGAGAGCTTAAAGCGGATATTGGGCTTGCGTTCGGGGTTTAGGAAGCTGTCAAAGCTGTTCATGCGATCACTCCTTGTAGGATTCAATAGTCTGGAAGTCGTCGGCCGTCAGGTCGCTGTCAAAGGTCGTAGCAGTGTCCCCGGAGTCGTCCAGCGTGACCAGACCGATATTTTTGAGGATGACGCCGGTGGCGAGAATCTCCTGCCGGCCGATGCCCGACACACTCGCATAGGCCTGAATCGTGATATCCGGGTAATCCGCGCCGCCGTTCTTCCAGTCCTCAATGGCTTTTACGAGCGCGCTGGTACAGTTGTAGTAGGTGATGCTGCCGGTGATGTTCCCGCCGCGCGCCGCGTGCTGCGTCATGCGCTCCTGCAGGAACCGCTTTTCATCGGGGATCGTTTCAAAGTTGATGCTCATTTTGGATACCAGAAAGGCTTCGTAGCGGCGCCCGTCCACCATCAGGTAGGCCTTCCCGTCATGCCCGGTCGGGATGTCGGAAAGCCGTCGTGTCCTTGCCAATGCCATCTGAGTCCCTCCTTACTGCGACACAACGGTCACGTAGATTTTGTCGATCGCGTCGTTGGGCTTGATGCCGACCTTGACGTCGATCGCGTCGCGCTCGTTTCCGAGCTTTACGGAGATGTCATCGGCGGAGAAGCCCTGCGGGTCCTCGTCGCTCCTGCGGGCGATGTATCCCCGGTCGACGTATTCCTCCGCCGTCATCTTGGCGATCATGCCCTTGACGAGGTTCCGCCCCTCCACGCTGTTGCGGATGCCGTTGCGGGTCCCCCGGTAGCCGATCACCTTCTCCTCCAGCAGGAGCTGCAGGTCCTTAGCGTACTTGTCATGCGTGCGCACCACGAGGCCCTTGCGCCAGTCTTTGGGGCGGGCGCTCGTATGGGTCGTCAGGCTGTTGACGTCATAGAGCACCTTCACGACGCTGCCCCGCAGTACGAAGAGGATTTCGCCCGCCCGGGTGCGCGCCTTCTGCTGCTCGACCGTCAGGCGCGGGGAAACGTCGATCCAGCCGGCCACGTCGTCAAAGTTGGTGGCGCTGTTCTCAATGCCGCACCGGGAGAGGATTCCCGCCATCGTGGCGCACGCCTCGGCCGCGGTCAGCGTATAGACGGCCGTTTTTCCGCCGACCGTGCTGTGGTAGACCGCCTCGTTGTCCGTGGCCGTCACGCTCTGGACAAGCTGGATCATGTCGCACACCTCGGGGTCGCGCCTCTCCTTGACGTATCCCACGAGCTTCTGCACGTCCTCCGCGCTGGTCCCGGTGTAGGCGATCAGGTTGTATTCGTGCAGCGGCAGCTCCGCAATGAAGTTGTCGATGCTTTCGGCGTCGCCGTCCGCCCCGCCGGTGAGCTTTATGGTCTTTGCCGCCAGCGCGCCCGACCCTTCCAGGGTGATCAGGCCGTTGGGGACGAAATCCGCCGCTTCGGCCACCGTCTGGCTGTCCATCTCCACGGTGTCCAAATAGGTGCTGATCCGCCAATCGCTCTCGGCCGCCTCCACGATCACGGAGATGTCGTTCCCGCGCGCGCCGCCATAGGCCGCCTTTACGGTCAGGCCGGACGCGATCGTCCCGGCGGCCTGCGTCCCTTCTCCCAGCCGGTAGAGGATCAGCTTGTTCGCATGGCACAGCACCTCGTTGACCAGCTTGAGCGCGGGGTCGGACCGGCGGTATCCAAGGGATACGCGCGTATCGTCCGACGGGCTCAGTTCGGTCACCTTCGCGCCCCAGGAGAGCGCCAGCGGCATGGCCACCACTCCGGTGACGCCCTGCTGCGCGGCACGTTCTCCGGCGACGGTTTCCACACTCACGCCGGGGAGCACTCGTTCGATCATATTGTCACTTCCTTCTTTGCTTTTTCGATGTACGGGTCGTCCGGGACCGTCTGCTCCAGCGCCCGGACAATGCCCGTGACGTGGGCCACGCGGTCGGTGACCGACCCGTTCCTGCGGTATACGGTAAATTCCCCGTCCTCCCACAAAAGCCGGTGCAGGCCCTGCTCGAGCGCGTACAGGGCATCCCGCAGCTCGGTGTCGGACCGGCTGTCCTCCGGCCAGTAGGCGAGGTCGAAGGCCAGCTCGTACTCGGTGAGATCGTCCAACTTCTGAGAATTGTGGATCTCGTAAAACCGGGCGAAGAGGGCGGGCAGCTTGACGCCCTGCCGGATGGGACCGGTGTAGACCGCCGCGCCCGGCAGGAGTCCCGCCGCCGCGTCCGCCAGCGCGAGCAGGGCGCGGTCGGGAATGTTCAGCGTTCCCGCCGCAATCTTCTGTTTGAGCCGGGTGTCGGGCTTCACGTTACCTTGCATGTCAAAACCCCAGTTCCCGCTTGATGCGGTTGATTTCGGCGTCGAAGAGCGCCGGGAGCTGCCGTTCGGCCGCGTTCACGCCCTTCTCGAGCATGAACCTACCCTCGACCCAGCCGGTGGTCTCCTTCGCCCCGTTGACCGTGCGGTGTCCGTAATTGACGTACTGGCCGTACTCCACGTTGTTGCTGTAGCCGGAGACGTGGGCGTTTCCGACCCTGCGGTATCTGTCACGTATCCAGTTGTGATGCAGATGTCCTGTCTTGATCGGCGTCTCCCTCCGGGTTACGAGTAACCCCGCGTTCGCCTGGGCGGTCACCACCCGGTGGGCGCTCTCGTCAAAATCCCCGAGCAGCCCTTCCAGCTTGCGGCGGAAGTCCGCCAGCGCCTTTTGATTCTCCGGATTCACGAGACCACCACGCTTTCCAGCGTCACCGCGAGGCTGAGATCGCCGCGCAGGGGAGGCCCCGCCAGCCCCCTGACCGTCTGGCCCCTGTGCGTAACGGTGATTTCGTCGCCCTGCCTGAGCTCCGTCTCGGGCGGCAGGTAGAGGGTGTAGCGCACGGCCGCCGTCGCCGCGGTGTCCTCGCCCGACTGGGGCGGCAGGATGGTGCGGGAGAGGTGGCAGGGCAGGCCCGCATAGACCCGCGCCTCCTCTCCCGCGTCGCTGTCAAGCCGGGAGACGTCCGCGCGGTCGTCCCGCAGCATGGTGAGCGCGGCACGGGCCCGGGAAGCTACGTCTGCTGGAATTGCCACGGGGACGCCTCCTTTCGGGGATAGGCGCTGCGGTAGCGGTTGAGATCTGAAGCGTAATCGGAGATCAGGCTGTCCGCGCTGGCGACATGGGCGGTCTCGGAGGCTGTCGCAAAGGTCACTGTGACGTCTCCCTCCGAAATGCTCCTGATCTCTCCCGTGCCGCTGGAGACCGCCCCCGCTTCCGACGCCTTGATGTACGCGCCGCACAGCCGGCAGAAGGCGCGGGACAGCCCGTCCGGGATGCCGTCGGTGTTCAGGTAGTTCATGACCTTCTCGGCCATATCGTCAATCTGCGCCAGCGCCCTGGGGGAGGGGCCGTCCGGGAGCAGCCCCTCCAGTTCCAGGCGCGCGGCCACCTCCGCCGCCGTAAACATTACGGCTCCTTCCGGGGCGGCTTTTTCGGCGCTTTGGCCTCGAGTTCGGCGGCTTTGGCCTCGAGCTCGGCAATCCGCTTCTTCGCTGCTTCCAGTTCCTTCAACAGATCGGCGGCGTTCTTTGTCACGCCCCGGCGGAGGATGCCGCCGTCCTCCCCGACAAGGTTGTACCCGTCGGAGAGGTATTTCTCGACCGTTTCGTCCGGCACGGTCAGCAGCCGGTTCGCCCGCTGCACCTTCGCCATTACGCGCTCGCCTCCATGTTGATCTGGATGGCGTCAGCCTTCTTGTTGAGGATGAACACGTCCTCGAAGGATTCCTCGTAGTAGACGTACTTGCCCTCGGAGAGCGCGGACGGCTGGTCGAGCTGGGCGAAGGTGTAGGAAACCGGCGTGATGACCGCCAGCGGGTGGATGAGCAGCATGTTGATCTGCTTGGCCGCAGAGGCGACGCTCCAGCCCGTGGTGAACTCGTAGAGGGTCTTCATGAGCTCGGACGGCACGACGGTGATGGACACGGTGTCGATGCTCGAGATCATGCGGTTGACGGCGCTCGCGCCGCCCGTGACGCTGACGGTGCGGTAGAACTCCTTGGCCTGCTTGATGATCGTGTCGATCGCCGGGGTGACGTAGAGGATGCGGCCGGAGAGCGGCACGCGCGCCTCGGTCATCTTCTGCATCAGGGCGTCGAAGACCTGAAAGACGTTTTCCACCGTGATGGCGGTCGTGTCGGCGGTCTTAGACTGACCGGTCCAGTCCGCGTAGATCTTGGAGATCGTGTAGGCGTCCATCTCCGGGAATTTCTGCTCCTGGTTGTACACCTGGGTGATGTTCTGGATCGTGGTCACCATGCCGGTCTGGTCAATGTCCTTGGGATGGACCAGCGTCGACCACTTGCGCTCGTTGGTGAGCACCTTGGGTTCCCAGGCGTTGTTGTAATTGCGGGCAGCGGTTGCGATCGTGTCGCGGTCGGCGTCCACGCGCCCAGTCGTCGAAATGCTGGGAATCTCAATGGTCTTTGCGTTGATCCAACGGTACCGGCCGTTATTGGGGGTGCTGTACAGCGCGCCGAAGTACAGGACGTAGGGGAACGCCTGCGACAGCGCGCGGGAGTATTCGGTTGCGTAGTTGAGGGCTGCCATGATCAAATCTCTCCTTTACTCTTTCGGTTTGTCCCTCACGCCCATGAAGTTGAACGCGAAGGCGTCGCTTCCCGCCGGATTTCCGCCGGCGGGGTTGTAGTTCTGTTCTGTCCTGCCTGTCTTGAAGAGGAAGGGCTTCTGTTCCCGCAGGGCGGCGATTTGTTCGGTCAGGCCGGAGACGGTTCCGTCCTCCGCGACCGCGACCTTTCCGAGATCGAGAGCGGCCATCGTGAGCGCGTCGTCATGGACGTTCTCCTTTGCCACCGCAAGCCTGACGGCCGCGTCCTTCGCCTGCGACCTGATCTTCTCCTGCAGCGCGGCGGTGTCGGCGGCGTGCTTGTCCTTCCACTCCTGCGCGGCTTTCTTGAGCCCCTCCGGGTCGAGCTTCTTGAAGCCGTCAATGGCCTCATTGGCGGATTTGAGCTGTTCGCGGATGCCCGCCAGCTCGGTTTGCGCCGCGTCGAACTTGCCCTTGTCCACGTACTGGCCGGAGGCGAGGTTCGCGAGCTTCACGTCGGCGCTGCCCTTGAGCTTCTCCGCGAGCTGGTCGTAGGTGAGCGCCGCGTCTCCAAAGATGCTTTTCAAAAATTCCATGCGGTTCCTTCCTTGCCCTCGATTTGATTTATAAACGCGCGGCCACTCCGCGCCCGGGGCTGCCCTGCATTTAAGCGCCGGCAGGGTAGGCGGATTTTTGGGCATAACAAAAGCGCCCCAGCGTAAACTGGCGCGCTTCGGGCACGATATGCAGTTTTACAGGGCCTCCGCCACGCCCTTTGCAAAAGCGGCGGCTTTCCGCATCAGGGAGTTTTCGTTTAGATATTCCAGACCGCGCAGCGTGATTTCAGGGTGGGTACCGGAGATAAGATATTCGTCTCCAAGCCCCCGCCTGATGGAAAGCCCCTCAATATACCCTTCCTTGGTAAGCATGACCATGATCTTCAACCAGCGATTCTCAGAAATGCCAAGCGCTTCGGGGGAGATGGAATCCATATCGAACTCGTCGAAATCCATCGCTTTTTCCAACGCTTTCAGGATGCGATAGATGACTCGGAAATTATCCATCTTGTCCTCCTTCCTCCCGTGTTGCCTCGTAAGCGTAACATATCCCCGGATTCTATTTACAGGAAAGGGGCCGCGTTTCCGCAGCCCCTCGTCAGGTGGTACTTTGGCGGGTGTGCCCCTTCCCGCATTTCTTTTGGCCCAAAGGGCGTGTAGCAGCACAATCTCTACTTCAAAGTACCATCCTATCCTACACTTATTATAGCCGAATTATTCCCGCCTGTAAAGCACCTTATGCTTTTGCATCAGCTTCTCCAAATTCTTGTCCCGGACCCTGTAGAAAGTCATCACCGAGTTTTTTAGGCCCGGTCTGTCCACACTCAGAGCAAGACGAAGGACAATGTTGAGATTGGTGCTCTCCAGCTTTTGAACGATGAAAATGGTGCCCTCATTTTTACTGTCCCGCAGCACGAGGTCCGGCCGCGCAACCGCGACTGCGCCGTATTGCTTAAAGAGCGCATAATCGCGGGGATGCCGGAGTTGGATGTGCATCTCGCGCTCGTTCGTGACTACGACTTCAGAGGTTTGCAATCCACCGAACTCCCGTTCAAGATAATCTGTCTGGATAAATCCCAACGACCTGATAGCGCCCACATCCCTGCTGCCCTTTTGAGACATTGTAGCACTTCCGGCCACCTGTTTCAACGGCTTCTGTGGTTGAGCAATGAACTTTTCCTTCCACTGCCGATAGGTCATGCCCGACGGCACTTCGATTGCGTTTCCATCTCCGTCCCGGGCAAAGCGCTCCCCCTCCTGCCCGGCGCCCTCCACCACCGGAACGGTCGTGCAGCGGCACCAAGGGTGCATCGGCGGGTAGTTGATCCCGGGCTTCGCGTCCTTCACCGCAAACTCTTTGCCGTCCAGCTCGCCGCAGGTCTCGCAGGTTTTGGCGTCCAACGCCGCGGTATACTGATACCGGCCGATTTCGTCTTCCCGGTAAGCGTCGAGTGTCGCCTGTTCCGCCACGAACGCCCCCTCCGTGTAGAGCAGGCGGTATGCCTCCTTCGCCTTGACGCCGAACCGGGCCGCAAGCTCGTCCGCGAAGTCCTGCGGCGGTTTGCCGGTGACGAACATCCGGTTGACCAGCTGCTGGATCTGCGGCTTGAGGTCCTCCGACTGCCGCCACAGGCGCGTGGAGAACATCAGGCCGTCGAAGGGATAGTCGAGCAGCCGCTTGACCGCGGCGCCGTTGATCTGCGCAAACTCTGTGTGAAAACCGGTATATTGATCGACGTCGAAGAGCGTCCGGTGGTACTGGTCGGAATAGACCTCCACGGCCGTGCCGCCGATCAACTCCCGCTGGCTGATATAAAGCCGCTCGACCACCGCGTCCATCCGGCATTTGAGCGCCTGGAGGCGGGCCACCCGGGCCTGTGCCGAGAGGTTCTCCAGCTCGAGGTTGAAGGTGCTCATGCTGTCGAGCGCCAGCTTGCGGAATGCCGCGAGGTCGTCCTTGAAATCCCGCAGCTCCGCGAGCGACAGCGCCTTTTGCGTCTCGGAAAGCGACACGGCGTTGTTGCGGGCGTACCGGCCGTAGAAGGCATCGATCTGCGACTGGATTTCCCGGCGCGCGCGCTCAAAGGACTGCGCGAGCGTCTTCTGTGCCTCGGCGATGTCCGCCTCGGCTTTTAAAAACCGGTCCTCGCTGCGCTTCTGCCAATAGTCCCGGGAGTTCACTGGGCATCACCGGCGCCCTTCCGCGGCGGTTCCGGCGTCTCCCAAAGCTCCCGCTGCTTGGCTTCCTCCTCCGCAAGCAGCTTGAGTTCCTCGTCCGGGTCGGCCACCAGCGGGTTTGCCCGCGCGATGTTTTTCCTGGAGGTGCAGTCCTTCAGGTTGGCGATGATCTGTGAAAGCTCGAGGTCGTCCCGCACCTTGTTGCGCTGCCACGTCTGTTCCACCGGCGTGTCCTCAGAGACGCCCAGATGCATCAGCAGCAGGCGCAGGAGCTTTCCGAAGCCTACGCGGAATTCCGTCTCCTTCAGGCCGGCCTTCAGCTCGAGGAAGCCGTACAGGTGGTCGATCACCACGCCCTTGACGTTCCCGAGCTTGTCGGGGTTGATCTCCACGCCCTGCCCCTGCTCATAGATCGCCTTGCGCACCAGTTCGGCCAGCGTGTTGCGGGCCTCCACCGGGATATCAATGGACAGCGTGTCAAGGCCGCTCCTTTGGTCCGCCGCGCCCTGCAGGTCGACCACCTTGTAGCGCTTGAGGTCCCCGAGGAACTGGTCGAGATCCTGCCCGCCGTAATTTTGCAGCACGAAGATCAGCTGCTGGATGTCCTCGATGTCGTTGATATATCCGGAGATCACCTTGTCGTAAACGTCGATGAGTCCTTTGACCGGTTTGAGATCGTTTTGGTGGAGGTTGTTGTTGGGGAACTCGATGAAAGGGACCGTGCCCCAGCCGTGCCGGAAAACATTGGACTCCGTTTCAGCGCCCGCGTCCACGTCCAGAATGGAAAAGCAGTTGTAGGGCTCAAACTCTTCCGGCAGCGTGGCCGGCGCCCGGTAGGCATAGCAGGCGTCGGCTGTCCAGTATTCACATACGGTCCACCGGTCTCCGCTGTCGTCCATGTCCTCATAACGGCGCAGGACGGCGAGCAGTTCCCGGTCGAGCGTCCTGGCGTAGACCGGGATGATCTGCCGTGCGTCCACCGGCCAGTAGCGGAACCTTCCCGCCGCGTCCTTCCAGACGTGGAGCCATGCGGTCGTGCTGTTGGAGGCGTCCACTGAAAGGGACTGGCAGACCTTGTTCCACCGCTCTCCCAGAGTGGATTTGATCTTGTCGTTCAGCCCCTTCTCTCCGGTGTCGAACGTCGGGGGATAGGTGAACAGGTAGGCGGCCTCCTGGTTGACCAGCACGGGATAAAATCCGTGAGAGATCCGGTTGTCCGCGCGGCGAAGGGGATTCCCGGCGTCCTCTCCGGGATAGTGGTAGGTGTTGATGGCGTTGTCGCAGCCGTAGTATTCCCACGCCTCATTTACCGTCTCCACGAAGGCGTTGTGCTTCTCCAGACGGCTGCGCAGCAGCTTTTTGAGTACCTCAATGTCCAATCTATCCCTCCTTTGGCTTGAGAATACGGATTCCCGGCTGCGCCATGATGACCGTGCGCACCATGTAGCGGATGTCGTCCATTGCATGGTCGTTGTCCTTCACAGGCTTGTCCCCGGTTGCTTTGTCGTCCCAGACATAGGCCGAGAACTCCGCGAAGGTGGCCGTGCAGCAATCGTTGAATTTGATGCGCCCGGCGGTCAGGCAGGCCGCCACCTGCCGAATGCCGTCCAGCACGTCGTTGTTCGCCGGGCGGACGCGGAACCGGCCCTTGCGCCGGATAAGCTCGATGAAGGACGCCGCGGACGGGTCGACGATTACCGCCCGGATAGGCAGCTCCCCGGCGAGCGTCTCTAACTCGGCGTAGTATTCGTCGTCCGTCTTTTGCCGGCCGGTCTCCCGGCTGGCCCAGTAATACTCCCGGATGCGGTACCACACGCCGCCGCATTCGCCCCACAGGCCCATGCTCATGGGATTCACGGTGCCGTAGTCGCAGGAGATGTAGTAGACGCTGTACGCCCTGGGCACAGCCGGCACGACGTGCAGCTCCCGGTTGAACATCGGGTAGACAATCCCAGTTGCCGCCACCCACATCCCGCGGATGAAGCGGTCGTAGAACACCCCGGAGTAAAGCGAACGGTACCGGTCCTTGATCTTATCCGCAAGCGTCGGGTTGTCGTCCATCGTGAAGTGCAGGTAGAGCGCATGTTTTTCGTCAGCCTTTTGGATCCAGTCCTTGTAGAACCAGTGCTGCGGATGATCGGGGTTGCAGTTGAACCAGAAGCGGGAAGCCTCCACCGAGCAGCGAGCGAGTGCCTGGTCGACGAACGATTGCGGCATGAGCGCCACCTCGTCCAGCAGCACGCCCGCCAGCGTCACGCCCTGGATGAGCGCTGCGGAGCCCTCGTCCTTGCCGCCGAATATGTAGAAGCGGTTCGAACGGCCGGCGAAAGACGCCTCGATTTGATTTTTGCTTTGTATCTGCCGGAAGGATACCATTCCGCCTAACGCCCCCAGCAACGGGATAACCACGTTGCGCTTACAGCTCTCGACGGTCTTGCCGCAAATCGCGAAGTTCTCGCCGTCAAAGGTGGTCATCGCCCAAAGGACGAACGAGACTGACATGGAGAGCGTCTTGCCGGAGCGCACCGCGCCGTCCGCGATAATCGCGTCATACCGTTTCGCCGCTTCCGGGTGTTTCCACCACGTCATTACCCTCAGCTGCTTCGGGCTGAACGTCGAAAACTCCATCCGGGAACGCCTCCTTCGCAGATTCCTCCAGCGCGGCCATCAGGCCGTTGTCGCTTTTCGCATTCGGATCGGGCGCTTCGGGCGGCTTATCCCGCCAATCTTTCGGCTTCCGGTTCTTCAGCCAGAAGATTTGCGCCGTCGTGTCCGGCGGGATAAACTTCTTTGTGCGGGTGACCTTCTGCCCGTCCTTCTCGCTCTCCTCGACCCGCACCTCGGTGTATGAATAGCCCAGAGCCCGCTTGAGAAGAGCATTTTCGACCTGCCTGTCAACGACATCCTTGCCTCTTTTTAGGGCCTCACAAATCTCACTAAACCGGTTTTTCCATTCGTAGAGCGTTTTGGCCGTAATTCCAGCATTCGAGGCAATCTGCTCGTCCGTCAGGCCGTCCCGCGCCCATCCTTCGAGGCGCAGCAGGCCCTCGGGCGTCAGCCACTCCTGATACTTGCCATTCGCCACATCACCCACCATCCAGTGTAATCATCATCGTGTAACCCCGCGCCGGAAGTTCTGCATACCCGGCGCGGGGCCGTCATGCGCGGCTGCCCATGCGTTCAATCGCCCACCGCGCGGTTTGGGCACTCCGGGGATTCCCAGGGGGCTCAGGAGGTGCAAAAGGGGAGGGGAGCCGCCGGGGTCGAACCGGCGCAGGATCCACCGGGGACGCCCGGCGATGTCACAACCACAGCTCCCGCAAAAGGAAAGCCCCGCCGGTAAGGGCAGGGCTTTGGCCTCTATTCTACACTATCATTTTATCACACCTATTTGTGCTTTTGTGTGTCGACTTTTATTTCGGACAGTGCCCGCCCATGCATATGTCGAATCCGTTCATAACTGTAATTCATTTCGACTGCAATCTTC